TGCACAAGGGACGGGGTGCTCGGCAGAGATATAGCCAAGCGATAGATATCTATCCACGAAACCACGGATTGACCTGTCGGATCGTCCGCCGGTGCCACTCAGATATACCGGCGTACAAACCGACTGCATAGGTCCGGCACCAGAGGTCTTCCCACTGGTGCTCGGCCCACAGCTCTCGCCGCAGCTCAGCGAGATACAGCATTTCAGGCATCACTTGCTCTCCAGCGCCTCGCGGGCCGCCTCGCGCACAGAGCGTTGCCGCGTGGCGTAGTCGCACATGGCCATCAGCGCCAGATGCCGCTTGGGCCAGGGTCCAATGCCGATGGGCTTCATGCCCCACGCCGCCGCCAGCCCGTCGTGCTGCGCCGTCTGCACGGCCAGGTCGACCAGCGTGCCACCGTCCATCTTCTCCGCGTAGGAGTCGATAGCGATCATGGCCTTCTTGTACGCCGAAAAGTCCCATCGAATCACGTGCCACACCGGGCCCAGCCCCTTGGTGCGGTTGAGATTGTTGTGCCCGTCGAAGAGCGGCCCGATGCGGTCGCCCTTCTTCGGCGTGAACTCCACGACGAGGAAGAACACATTGATATCGGTGTCCGCGAAGACTTCTCGCACCGTCTTCACAGACAGCCACTTTGGGCCGTTGTGCCCGCAGAAACCGCCCGGCGGAAGCTTGAACTCGTCGAGGTTATCCAGCCCCCGCGTCACGTCCGTCGTCATGCTCCGTCTCCTTCATAGGAACGCTTCTTTTCCAGCTCTCCAGAAACGCGATGATGTTCAACCGGCCGACTGGATTGGCCGAGTGAACTGCGTACTCGGGGATCGGTTGCGTGCCGTCCCAGACCTCATTAACAAGTCTGCGCAGAAAGACCATCGTCGTATCTTCGCCGCCCAGGTCGTGGTCCAGGCTCATGAACGAGGGCCAGCGCTCTTGGGCAAGCGCCAGCGCCTCGTCCGTGGACCGAGCCACGACGTACTCCGGGCCAGGGGGCGCCCGGAGATCGTCGAGAAACAGCTTCATGCCGCCCGGCTGCCAAGCTTCTTCAACCGACTGCGCCGCACGATCACACGCGTGACCGACTTCCGAGTACACCGCGCCTTCGACCGAAGCGCTCCGACGGTGATGTTTGTCCCCGCCACGCCCGCTGCCTTCTTGCCAGCCGCTTTCTTCTTGGCAGCAGCCTTTGCGCGCTGCGTCTTCTTCACCGCCCGGATCCGCCATGACTTCGGCAGCGGCAAGAGCCGATAGAGATCCGGAGGCAGGCCCCAGTCGCCCGTCGGTTCGTCGAACACCTTCAGGTGCTTAGCCAAGACGCGAGGCGTAGAGAACTGCACCTCGATCTTCTTGTCGATATAGAGCACCTTGGTCAGCCCGGCGCCGACCACAAAATCAAGACCAGGAGCGCCGAGCGCCCGGCGCAGACCCTTCGCGACCACGCACTGGCTGCCGCTCCGACGAACGCTCTTTTTCAAAAGCGCGGGTGTCGGGTCGATGCGGAAGTGAACCGGGTGGTCCGCCTCCACAACCGTCCAACCGTCTTCGGTTTGGTAGGCAGTCTTTCCCATCTCCCGCAGAGTCTTTTCCAAATTGTTCTTGCGCAGCATAGCGCCACCTTCAACACGAGAATGCGGGGTCCTCCCGCACATAAAAGCCGACAGTTCCAGTCGCTCCGGAAATCTGCCGCCTTTTGACGCGCCAGTTACGTTCTCGGGCAACACTGCCCGCAAGTTTTTGCCGTATGGGCGTGAGTCACGCCGCCAGCCCGCGCGTGGGCGGCATCTGCTCTACAACCGCCGCCAGCTCGTCGAGCTTGGCCTTGGCGGCCTTCTGCGCCTCGGCGGCGGCCTGGTACTTGGCCTCAGCCTCGTTCGCGAGCGCCTTTGCTGCGGCCAGCTCGACCTTGGGCGCCTCGGGGGCGTTCGGGTCGAGCTGCGCCGCGGCGTTGTGCGCTACCTTGAAAGCCTCATACTCTGCGCGGGCCTTGTCGGCCTCGTCACTCGCCGAGACCTCCTCGACCACCGCGAGCATGTGCGCCTCGCGCGCAGCCTCGTACTCCGGCATCTTCCGAAGAACCGGCAGCGCCTGCGCGCGGTGCTCGGGCGCGAAGTCGAACAGGGCGGCGTACTCGGCCTTGGTCAGTTCCGTGTCGCCCCACAACTTGATTCCGATCATCAGCCCGCCGACCTGGTTCAACCAATATCCACGAAGAGACATGCTTGCTTTCCTTGCGTAAGAAAAAGAACTCGAACACCATTGCGGCCCCCGGGAATCGAACCCGGAACCTAGGGATTATGAGTCCCTTGCTCTGCCGATTGAGCTAGAGCCGCGAAGTGGAGGCGCCGGGAATCGAACCCGGGTCCGGAGATGCGCCTGGTAAGAACGTCTACATGCGTAGCCTGTTGTTGCTCACACTACAGGCAAAGCCAGCCGATTATCGGCGTCAGGTGGACTACCACCGTATTTGGCTGTCTCTCCAGCCTGTCAGACGTCTTTCCGTCGGCCAACCTGATTGGGCAATGAGGCTCAGGTCGCCCCACTCGCGGTCCTGACTAGGTCAGGCGGCGAGAGCCGGAGCAGAAGCGCCGGTTAGAAACTTAATCGGCTTTTAACGTGGCCCACCGATCAACCACGGCATGCAGTCCAAACTTTCTTCATCCCGTCGATACCTTTTCGCCCCCAGTTTTTAATCGTTATTTTGTACCCATTGCCGCGCTGCCAAAAGAACAGATTTGTAATCGTCCGTTGTAATCCGCTTTTTTAACGGATATGGCCGCCCGGGCCGCTGGTGTTGAACGCGTAACACCGGACATCCTAAATTGTCGCCCGCCGCTTTTGGAAACGCAATAAACACTTTTGCGTGCAGCAAACGGGAATTGAAATACACGCGTGGATAGCCAACGTCAGCACCCCATGCGTTACCGCCAACAGCCGCGGCGAGCTTCTTCAATTTCTCAGCGACGCACATTACGCTCTCCTTCGTAGGATTAAGCCGCCCTGTCAGCAAACTTTCTGGCCAAGACAAGCGCGTTCTTGGTTGCCTCGCTGAACCGCTCAGCGAGCTGCTCGGTCTTGCTCAGCTGGACTTCATAGTCCATGAGCCGGAAATTCATCTTGGCGATCGTGTTGCGCGCCGCCTCGAGATCGTGCGCCAGGCGCAGGACCTCGGACGGACTCAACGTCGTCCCTGCGCCGTTTTTCACGAGCGGCGCAAAGATATCTATCCAGTCCTCAATCCCCGACATTCTCGGCCTCACGTTTTTCACGGAACTTTTCCCAGCACACCCGGTCGTGGGCAGCCGCGATGCCCAGATGATGCTCGGCCTGCTCGAGCAGGCTGCGGGCGATATAGAAATGCTGGAAGGCCGTATCGGCTTCCAAGCCCCAGGCTGGATCTGGGACAACGTCGCTGCTCGGGTTGAACAGCATGTCCCAGCGCAGCTTGGAAACAGCTCGCTTGACGTCGTGAATCGACTCGTACTTCCGCTGCTCTGCAGGCAGCTCGCCGACGTTGCGGCAGAAGATCGCCGCCACGATGGCCCGCATACTCTGGTCTTCCTGCCAGCCATCGCGACCGAGGCAGTCGACCACGGCGCCCTGGGGTAGCGACCAGTACTCGCCGGGCTCGTTGCTGTACCGCGCGACCAGGCTCTTGCCGCACTGGTACACGTCGCGGGAATAGAAATGCCCGAGGAACGTGCAGCTTTCGCAGTCGTGCGTGAATTTGGGTTTCACGAATTTATCTCCGATTTGTCGCTAAACACTTGCGCCGTGGCAAACACGGCTGATATCCAGCTTGTAATGGCTGCCGATATCACGTGATATTCGCCGGTGTAAAAACCGCCAAAGATCCACAGGCCAAGAATCACAAAAGTCAAGACCGGCATCTCAACTTCTCCATGTCAAGGTCGTAGATTGCGCGCCCAGCGATAAATTGCGCGACCATGGCCATGACTTGAATAGCGCCCTGGTAGGTGTAGACCCGCCGGGCTTCAGTTGGCGAGTACGAGCCGAAGCACGTCACGCAAAGCTCCATCGGAATAGTCTTGCCGATTTGCTCGACCTGCCCGGCTTCGTTCAGGCGAAGCTCGGCGCGCTGCCCGGGCTCAGTCACTTCGATGGTTTCGATGTGGCCGTCTTGCTCGCCGATTCGACCATCTTCCAGCGCGCGATTGCAGGCGTCGCGCAGCGCCGTCACGAATATTCGACTGTTGTTGTCCATCAAAACAAGCTCCTGTCGCGTTCAATTTTGAAACGCCGGTGCACAATAAAGCCGCACACAGAGTCGCTTTGGCGCTCACCAACAATTACTGTTATGGCGCTCACGGTTCGGTGATATTTGCCGCAAACGAATTTTTTGATGGCCTTTCCGGCTGCAGCAATCGCATCGTCCAGCGTTCGTGCGCCTTGACCGCCAGCGCACCCGTCGGGGTATTCCTCGCGGACAAAAAACGGAAACTCAGTCAGGTTCAATTGCGCCCTCTTTTGCAGTGACCGAACACCCGAGAAAAGAAAAGGGCGGGCGCCACCGAGTTCCCCAGCAGCGCCCGCCCCGAAAACCGGGCCTTGATGCACGTCAGCCTTGCGGCGAGCGGTGCGCCCGGTGTGTTGACCTCAGTTTACCGCCAGCTGCGAACGCGATACCACCGGCCGTCCGAACCCTGGGCCGAGGCATCGCCCGTCAGGCGCATACCCGAACCAGGCGTGCAAGTGTTGCAGTTGGGCGAGCTGCCCATCCCAACACCCTCGAACCTCCCGATGCAGCTGCCGACGTGACCGCAGAACCGGCGGGACGCCATGATGTTGGCCTCCTGCTGGCACCTGGCTTGGTCGCTGCCCTCGCTGTCCACGACGTAGCTCGGCGTGGGCTGACTGTACGTCACATTCGTCCGCCGCGGAGCTGCTTCGATGGTCGAACCGAGCAGCGAAAGAGCGACAACCAGACCTCGAACATTCCTCATGGGATCCTCCTTGAAACCGGGAAACAAACCAGTCCCTGAACGGGACACAGGGGGCAGCTCGGGTATCGAACCCGCTAGGCGCGCCTGTGCGCGCTGCCCTTTGACAGCGCAAAGCTGTCAGTATCGCTCTTCCTGCTTCGGCTGATTTGCGTATTCAGCCGCCAGCCTTTTGTGAAACTCTTGCTGCCGCGCCCACTCTTCGTGGCTCGGGACACAGTCACGGTTCCACGGAGCACCAATGATTACCACGCTATCGTTAGCGACAACGTTAACGTTGCCGCGGTATAAAAACGTGAAACCATTCGAGGCATACGAGTCGGGGTCATCGTCATAGTAGTTTCGATACACAGGTTCTGCGTGATAAACCGCGCTCTCGGGATTTAGCTGCGCTAACTTTTCCATCAATTCGCGCACTGTCATCCTGATGTCCTCCGTAGTGTCAAATTAAACACAGGGGGCAGTCGGGGAACGAGCCCGAGCTGGCAGGTTGGTTACTGCCAGGCGCTGCGTTGCGCGCTGCCCGTAGATTCAGTCAACTCGCCATGGTTGGCAAATCTTCCGCGTCTCGTTAAAAATTTCAACCAGATCACCAGAACTAAGCCGAAAACCCGTACTCTCGACCTTCTTCAAGTTGACTTCAACCCGACCCTCGACGATCAATCGCCGCGCCTTGGATTCATCACAGCCGTATTTGGCCGCTACGAAATCGACAAGAGTGACGCCGCCATCTCGCGGGCGGTCTTCCTGCAGAATCATTTCCAGGTTTTCCAGGCACACCTCCAGGTCGTCAAGCTCGTGCTTGGCGATCTCGACTTTGGTATCGCCAGTTGCGGTCACCGACATCGAGCCAAGCAGCCGCGAGACGGTCTCTTTGCACCGCTCGAGTTGGTCGTCAATCATCCCCATCTTCGTCCTCCTCCATAGGCTGAGTGAGGATGTCCGCCACGAGCGCGGCGCAAAACATCCCGATCATTGAACCTGTGAGTGTCCACGCATCGGTCTCCGCGCAAACGTAACCGAACACGCCGCCGAAGATCCCGGCGGAAGAAACAATGGCGTGTTTAACGAACAACACGGGCACCTCCTTGTGCTAACTGGGTCTGCTGCCAGACAAGCCACTGGCCGTTCTCGTGCTTCCACCACTGGCCCTGGTGAAACACGACGTTGCGTTGCCCGGCTTCCGGCGGTGTCGGCGGAAGCACGGGTTTGAACGCCGTCTGCACTTGCGCGACCGGCTGGCGTTGCCGGTACTCCTGGTACTGCTGGATATTTCGGTCGGCGATCGGCAACAGCGCCGTGAGCAACGACAGAATGGCAAGAATCAGAGACATGTCCCCCTCCATGGAAAGATATCTATCCAAACAAAAACCCGCGCGCCGAGACCATCTCGACGGCGGGACAGCGGAAACGAAGCGCGAACGGGTTTACTGCCGCGTGTCAGTCCACACGCAGATTTCCACCCGCGGCGTTTTTGCCTCAGCATCGCGCGTCTTTTGCAGCTCGCTGGCGCGGGCGGCAATTTCTTCCGGCGTCGGGTCGCCGGGCTCAAGATCGGCCGACAACTCGTCCGGCTCGCGCAAGCAAATTTGCCTGCGTTTACGGCCGCGCAGCGTCTGCAGTTGCCGTCGATGATGAACGACAGAGCTGACCTCCCAGGCCAGGGAATGCGCGGCAATGCTTGGTGGAATCTTGTTGGCGTACAAATATTCGGCCCACATATTTTCGGTCAGCTCGGGCAACGTGCATTTGCTGGCGCGATTGACGTCCAGATCTTTTTCGCGCGAGTACGTTCGGTGCCAGAGCCAATCGACCAGCGCGAGACATTCTTCCCACTCCACCTTGACAACTCGCGCCGCCTCGCGGGCAGAGCGCAACTTGTTGTATTGGTGTACGACATCTCGTGCAGCGGCGTAGTTCATCACGCCCATATCTTCCTCCTAAAGAAACGATAACAACCCACTGGGCAATTAATATGCCCTGAAAATGGGCGTAGTTTAGCTGGCCCGCTAGCGCAGCGCAGAACGCGGGCCCATCGGCGCCGTGAACGCTGACACGGCGCCAGACTGCGCTGTTTTGGGCAGCGTGTACCAGCCGTCGTCATGCAGTTCGGCGATCTGTCGGAACGCGACATCGTATTCGGCGCCGCACTGCTGGAGGCTGTAGCGCGCTCGAGCAGCGGCCGCAATCTTTCGCCGGTCGAGTTTGCCCGCCGCTTGGATGGCGCCCAGCCATTGCTTGAGCACATGACAGCGATATCCGTTGAATCCAGTCTGGACTGTCTCAGTGAATGCGCCGAAATCGCGCGCAATCAGCGGCGTGCCGCAGAGCAGCCCCTCTACGCCTGAGCCGCCAAAAGGCTCCACGAACTCCGTGGGCATGAGCTGGCAGTAGGCGTTGCGCAGAAAGTCGCTGCGCTCGCGGCCCTTCAGCGCGCCCACGTATTCGATGTTTGGGTGCTTCCAGGGAGTCATGTCGCCCTGGCCCGCTACCTTGACCGGAATATTCACGCGTTTGGCAATTTCAAGGACCGTGTCCATGCCCTTGGCGACGCCGATGCGCCCCATAAAAGCAATGTATTTGCCGGTCTCGTAACTTGGCTCCCAGTCGTCCAGATCGAAGTAGTTTGGAATAACCCACTCGTAATTAGTGCCGCTGCGCTGCTCTTTGCCCTGGTGATAGTGCATCCAGGCGTAACTCTCGAAGATCTTCAAGGCGCCGGGGAGCAGCGTTGCGTAGCCAATGCCGGTTTCCACGTGCCCGTGTGCCGGAAATTCTTTCACGACGCGCCCGTGTGCGTGCCCGAACGGATGGCAGATGATGTCGCGAGGCCGGAGCCTGTTGCGGAGCGCGGAAAGCAGCCGCTCTTCAAACCGCGCGTGCCAGGGGCTTTGAAGCTGGGCCAGGTCTCCGTGAAACGTTGCCGCGCGATGCTTTTCGCCGAGCAGGTCTTCATATTCCTGACTGGCGAGCATCACGACTTTTTCAGAGGCGCCGCTTTCGCTGCCCTCGTTGGCGTACTCAATGACGTTGTAGCCGTGCGGTTGCATCATCTTCGCGAATCGCAGCGCCTTGCCGGTAAAAGCGCAGCTTGAATACGCGAGATTGTGAATCGTGTGGAAAATTCCAATCAGATGCAGCGTGGGCTTCATGACTCGCTCGAGAACGGCAACGGCAGCTGATTTGGATTTTGAACTCGCAAGCTGGGCGGCGGCGAGAGCTGCGCGATAGCCTGAACGAGCTGCGCTATCAGGGCGCTGCGTTGTTTCTCGTTTCCAGCGGGTACGTGCAGCGCGTACGTGTTTTGCGGCCCAAACCGCAGCGTCAAGGCATCTTCAGTCACGGACACGTCTGGCGCCGGAACTGGTTCGGGTTTGCGCGCCAGCGTCACGATCAGCTGCGCGATCTGTGCCAGTTCGGCCGTGCCCCATTGAAAACCGTCAACGCCCGTTTTCGCTACGCGCATAAGCTGCGCGAACGCGGCAAAAACGGCGCCCGCATCCAAGTTCATTTCTTCGCGGGGCAAATTGTTTTTCTTGCAGCAGTTGGACTTGTTACAGCTCATGCTTTGGGCTCGTGGAGCGGCAGAATTCGACGACGTCCCGGATTATGCGGCGAAGGCTGAAGAGGCGCAATGGCCGCAGTTGGAGGCCGTAAGGGCGGACGGCCGAAACGGCGTTCAAACTCTTCGTCGGCGCGGCGCCATTGAATCGCCAGCTGCTCCCGACGGCGCTCCCCAAACTTGCGAAGCCGTTCGCGCTCACGCTGTTCGAGGTGTTCACGAATTATCTGCCGCCACGAATAGGCCACAAGGCCGAACGCCGCCGTGACGCCGCAGATAACCGCAATGATGTGATCTGCCGACATGGCCGTCAGAAGCGCGGAGAATCGAAGCGAGAACTATGCCCGTAGTGCCGACCGAAGCGGCGGATATGGCGCTGCGCGCGGCCGGAGAGGCGGATCAGATAATCCCGCCGGTTGCGCATCGAGTACTTGCGGCGACGAAAGGCAGCCGCCCAGCTCGGCCGAAAATACCAGCGCAGCCAGAAGGACAGAAAACCGGCAAAAAAACCGGACAAGAATAGCCCGGCGGAAGAAAGCGTAAACACAGGTTAACTCCCGAAGATAACGAGCTGCCGAATTATCGTCGGAAGTTCGCAGTCGTCAAGCTTCGTCGTCTTGCTCGTAATGCGAAGGTTTTGAACCGGGCCGCGCCTTGCGGTCACCGGCGCCGTCCAGATCTTCAGCCGCGCGCACAAGCCATTTGGCCAGCTTGCGCGCCTCGGTCGGCGAAACAATGGGAGCGACGTCGCCAAAGGTCGAAACGGAGATGCCGGTCACTCGGCCGGTCTTCGTGTTCCAGGTTCCCGCCTCTGCCAGGAACGTTGGCTGGTCCTCGCCCTCGGCCACCAGGACGTCGTTTCGCAGTTCAAAGATATCTATCTCGTTTGTAACAATCGGCACGGCTACCTACCTCTAGTCTCAAACTTTTCCAGGTCTTCCAGAAACAAAATCGCGATGGTGCTCGCCTGCTCGTAGGCGGCGCACATACCCCGCTGATAGTCAGCGCTCCCCTTGGCCGGGAGGCGGTCAGCTAGATCGGCTACGGTGGCAAGCCCGGCCATAGCGCGGGTGCGCAGCAGGCGATATTCGGGCGCGCTGGTGACGAGTGCCGCTTCTTGACTAGAAACAGCGGCTTGCATTTCCGCAGGCGCGTCCACCGACACGCCCAGAGTCTGCAAAAGTTTTGTGCAGCGGGCCACCAGATTGAAGTCATGAAAATTCGTGGCTGCGACATGTTTCTTGGCAAGTCCATGAAGCAGGAGGCACAGTTCACGAAGATCATCACCGCATTCTGGCGGCTGAGCCGGGCGCTTCAAGGGACGGCACGTAGGATTTTTCCTGCCGCGCGGCTGGTGATTTCCCGCAGCAGCTTTCTCATGATGTTCGTCCCGCGCAAAGTCGAAATAAAGCTGATTCTTTGTCGGCTTTTTAAGCGCCATAACCGGCATATTTAAACTCCTTTTTAAACAGCGGCGAGTGAGGATTTGCGGGACTGATACGCGGAATAGACGAGCTTGTGAACCTCTTCAGGGGGGAGCAGGGCGTCCAACAAGAAAAACCGCGCACAGATGTCGCGCTTGCCGGAGTGCTGGATATAGGCCCGCCGAATTCGAGCGCGGGTTTCTGCGTCGATTCGTTCATACCGGTCTCGCCCCTGCCCAATGCGCAAAGCTGAGTTTTCGCTCGGCATGTCCAAGAGCACGCAGATGTCCGGCGCAAGATGCGACGTCTCCCGAAACACGTTTAGAATGAACCCCGTGTCGATGCCGTTCAGCTCGCCTTGATAGACGAGCGTCGACAGCAGCCACCTATCACAGATCACTGTGAAATTGTCGGCGAGCTTCTCCCGGATGTAGTTCGCCAATTCAGCGCGCGCGGCGCTGAACAGAAGCATCTGGGCCGCGTCGCTGATCGGCGCGTCGTTGTGTAGAAGAATTTGCCGAATGGCCGTGCCGATCTGCGTAGTGCCCGGGTCGGCCACCTGCTCCACCTTGACGCCTTCGGCTTTGAGGCGCTCGTACAACATCCGAGCCTGGGTGGTCTTCCCGGCTCCGTCGATTCCTTCGAACACGACGAACACAGCGACTCCTTGCTAGCGTGAATAGATATCTATCGCCCGGTGATGCCGATGCTCGGCGAGTCACCCAGAATCCGCCGCGGGTCTTCCCGGTGGACGGCGTTAATACCCACCGAAGGCGTATCGGCCGTGGTGGGCTCGAGGTCTGTGGTGATCAGCCCCAGCTGCCGCCCGTCAGCCAGCCGCAAGGCCAGCCCCGAAGCCTGCATGCCCATGCCTTGAACGCCCGCCTTGGCGAGCCAGGCCGTCATGAATTCGCAAAAGTGGTCGACCGGTCCAACCGCCAGGTCCGGATTCACCTGAAGATAAGCTTCACGGATCTCGTCGACGAGTTCACTTTTTGCCACGGGTTTTCTCCTTTTTAGGTTTTTCTTCAGTGCTGCGTTTGGCGGCGATGCGGGCTGAGGCGTTTGCGAACTGCCGCGCCGCGCGGGCCTCGGCTTTGCAATCTTTTATCAGCTGGCTCACATCATGCAAGCGATTTCGCGCGGCGTGCGTATACAGCCGCAACTGATAGAACTTTGCGGCCGCTGTCACCGCCAGCAAATCTCCGTCTAACTGCATCAAAATCTTACGTGCGCGGCTTGCCGCCTCTGCGCCTTTTTCTTTGAGCATGTCCAGCAGCTCACCCGCTGTACAAATAATATCGGCCACGGCTATGACCTGGGTTCGCACGCTGCTGGCGCTGAGCCGACCTCGAAACTCCATATCCCGCTTTGTCTCGACCAGGCGGAAATCCCGGCTTAGATCGGCTACTGTAGCCGCAACCTGCACGGTGGTCTGCTCGGCGATCTGCTCAAACGGGCAGCGGTTTACGTTGATCACGTCATGGAGCACACTGCTGTGCACGACTATGGCCACGCTTTCCTGCGTTTCGTCGGAGACCAAATCCTTGCGAACGTCGCTGTATAGCTTGATGGCGATCTTCTCGGCCATGCGAGCTACAGACAGGGAATGCTGCAGCAAGGTTTTTCCGTAAATAGACGGTTTGTCCTGATAGTGCTGCCGCGCGAATTCCATCGTCGCAGCCAGCGGTAACTCTATGTTCATCGGCACCTCCGTGCGCCCCGGTCACAGATTCAAGAGCTTACGCCAACCGCCCTCGAACGTCTCTTTGCGCGAGTGCAGGTTGTACGACACTTTTTTTTGCATCGTGTTTATGTGGTACGGCTCGGCTATCAGCTCCTGGAGCGCCGCGGCGTAGCGCTCGTAATCAGACACCGCGTGGGGAACGCCATTATCATCGTAGTCGACCTTAGTTTTGACTAGGGCCGCATTGATATCCTGATGAAGAAAATCGGTTTGCGGCGCCAGCGCAAGACTCAAGAGAGGCGTTCCGGCGGCTAGGCTGGTCAACGCGCACAGGCCGTAGTTGTCGCATTCCCCGGGCCAAAGCGTTAGATCTGCGTTCGCGTAGAGGTTAAAGCGCCGGATCAGCGTTACGTTACGAACTAGGGTTACCCGGCCGCCCGTTCTTGTGCTCAACCGCTGAAAAAATTTGGCGATTGCCGGACCAAACCGGCTCGAATTTACGGCGACAGTAAGCTGCGGCTCTTCCATCCGTTCCAGGATGTAGCCCAGCGCGCCGAGAAACTGGCTGGTGGCGCAGCGTGCATTACGGTCAAACCAGGGCAAAAACAGGCGAATTTTGCGCGGGTCGACCGGTTTGTTCTTTCGGGTAATCGGCAAACCCGTGTCAAACGGCACGATTGCTACGTGATTCAGCTTGTAAACGTCCACGAGCAAATCGCGGCACTCGGTCGACATGGCGACCACGTGATCAGCGTGTTTGAGCGCTTTTTTGAAGGGCGGCTGCAGCTCCTGCCACATCGGAACAATAATCGTCCGAATGCCCCGCCGCGCCGCATAATCGATCTGCTCGACTCGCGGCGCGTGCGTCCAGACGATTGTCGTGCGCTTTCGGGCCCAGTCGGTGAACTTGCAGTTTCCCCGGTACTTTACCGACCGGTCGTAAGGGAGCTTCAATTTACCCGGTGAGTTGTCTGAATAGATATCAAACGGCTCCCCCATAGTACGCAGCATCGAGACCAGGCGCACAGCCAAATAGGCCTGGTCGCAATGTGCGTAATGGGTGTAGATCCCAACACACATCTTGGATTATCCGGGGGGTTGGCCCTGCCCAAACTGCTGCGCCATCATCATGGCGCCGCCTTGAGTACGCGCCTGCTGCCGAATGTCGTCGATAATGCTCGACACCAGTGCGTGCGTGGTTGGATCTGTCCGTTTGAGCTTGATCAGCTCGGAGTCTTTCTGCGCCTCGGGCAGCGAAAGAATCTGTTGCGCCAAGAGCTGGGCCTGGCTCTGCAGGTCCTCGGGCGTTCGGGGGACGTTGGGCGAGTTCTGCCGCTGGGCGAGGAACGCGTCCACAGGACTGCCGCCGCCCATGCCGGGCTGCGGCGCGGCGCCGGGAGGCGCGCCGCCAGGAGGCGCGCCCGTAGCGCTGGCGCCAGGATCGCCCGCGCCCTGCATCATCTGGGCCTGCTGAGAGAGATCCTGCATCTGCTGGCTCTGCTCCATCTCCTTCTGCATGCGGGCCTGCTCCTCGGCGTAGATCCGCTCTTCCTCGAGCATCCGCTTCGTCTCTTCTTCGTAATCCAACCCCACGCTCTTGAGGCCTGTGGTCTTGGAAACCATCTGACCCTGCATGAGTTGGAGCTTGGCCATCTGACGGTTGAGGTCGTCCGCATGCGTGACGCGCTGCAGCTTGATCGAGACGGGCTCCCACGACTGAGCACGAGAGAGCGTCTGCCCAAGATTGCGCAAAAAGTTGTTCAAACAGTGCGGCAGGTGACTCCAGTTGGCCTCAAACAACCGCAGGGCCGCCGGAGCCGCTTGGAATGAGAGTGTGCCGTTCATGAGTTCCACCGGCATGCCGATGCACTTCATGAGCGTGTCGAACGACTGGTTCAGGAGGTCTGTCGGCGCCAGCGCTGTGGCGTCGCCACCGAGCGCCTGGTACTGGACCGGAAAGGGCAGCACGTTCCAGCGCGCCGGATCAACGCGCCGGGCCCGCAGCATTGCCTGGACGCGGGAGGCAAAACTGCCCAGGTTAATAGAGTGGACCGGGTCGCCGGAGGCCGGATCGCCGCCGCGCGGAGCA